CCAGTCAATTCCTCTATCTTTGGGTTGTATTCTGGTTTTATTTCCCTTACTTGGAATATCTTTGTTTCTTCGTTTATAGTCCATGGAACATTTGCTTCGTCTGGGAAATGAACCTTGATGTCTAGCTCAAGCTCCTCTTGGAGAATTGAACTGATCATCCTTGGATTCCATTTCAATAAAGTTTGAATTATATTTCCGTTGTTTATTATTGCGTACATATTTTATATATCTCCATTTGTTACTGCTACTGTGTGATAACCCCCACAAGAAACTTGTTTCCAATTTGTGCCATATGCTGTTGTTTGAACTGGCGATGATCTACTTGCTGTTGTATTGTCGCCTAATTGACCGTTATTGGTATTTGCTCCCCAATTCCACAAAGTGCCATCTGTTTTTATTGCTGCTGTAAATTTATAACCAGCAGAAACTTGTTTCCAGCTTGTACCAAATGCAATTGTTTGAACTGGCGATGATTTGCTTACAATAGTATTGTCGCCTAATTGTCCATCTGTATTAGAACCCCAACACCATAATGTTCCATCTGTCTTTATTGCTGTTGTATGATAATAACCAGCGGAAACCTGTTTCCAGTTTGTTCCAAATGTTATTGTCTGAATCGGTGAACTTTTTCTATTGTTTCCTGATACATAACTTAGATTATCGCCAAGTTCTCCTTTATCACCATCACCCCAAATCCATAATGTTCCATCGTTTTTTATTGCTGCTGTGGTTCTTCCACCAGCAGAAACACTTTTCCAATTTGTGCCATAGGCAACAGTTTGCACTGGCGATGATTTATTTGCTACTGTATTTATGCCCAATTGTGCATAATTATTTCTTCCCCAAGTCCACAAAGTTCCATCTGTTTTTATAGCTGCACAATGGTAAAATCCAGAAGAAACTTGTTTCCAGTTTGTGCCAAATGCAACTGTTTGTACTGGTGAGCTTTTTGGTGCAACAGTATTGTCGCCAAGCTGACCAAAGGTGACATTCGGCCCCCAAGTCCACAATGTTCCATCTGTCTTAATCGCTGCTGTATAATAACCGCTAGAAACTTGCTTCCAATTTGTGCCAAATGCAATTGTCTGGACAGGTGATGATCTATTTATAATTGTGCTGTCGCCTAACTGTCCATTAGCATTTTGCCCCCAAGCCCACAAAGTACCGTCTGTTTTAATTCCAACTGTATGAGTATTAATACTGCCAGAAATTTGCTTCCAATTTATTCCGCCAGCTACTGTCTGAACTGGATTTGACTTGTTTGCAATTGTATTGTCACCAAGCTGACCCACACCATTATATCCCCAAGTAAAAAGTGTATTACCAACGAATTGGTCAAGAAGCCAAGCGTCAGAAACGAAAGCGTTTTTAAGGTCGCCATCAGGACCAGAAATGAAAGCCATTACAACCTCCTTTCCAAGTCATCAATTCTCTTGTCTTGTTGTTTTATAGCCTCTATCAAAAGACCAATAATATTTCCATAAGCAACGCTCTTGATACTATTAGTTTCATTGACAAGCTCTGGAAATACTTTCTCCACTTCTTGTGCTATAACACCAATAGATTTTCTTCCATTTTCCTTCCAAGAAAACGAAACACCTCGCAAGTCACGAACCTTTTGCAAAGCGTCTGTAATCGTAGCGATATCTTTTTTCAAATTTAAATCTGAATTTGCAGTTACATTTCCACCAACTGTAAGGTCGCCAGTCGAAGGATTAAATGTCAACTTTGTGGATGAAGTATATATTGTGCTTAGACTACCAGATGTTGCATCTGCATAAGTAACATATCTAATTAAGTTTGTTGATATGTCATTGCTAATAGTACCGCCACCAGTACCAGTTGCACCAGTTGCACCAGTACCAGTTGCACCAGTTGCACCAGTAATCCCAGTAGTACCTGCACCAGTTGCACCAGTAATCCCAGTAATCCCAGTAGTACCAGTTGCACCAGTAGTACCAATTGCACCAGTTGTACCATTTGTACCAGTTGCACCAGTTGCACCAGTTGCACCAGTAGTACCTGCACCAGTTGCACCAGTTTGTCCTGTTGCACCAGTTTGTCCTGTAGAACCAGTCTGTCCTGTAGTTCCAGTTTGTCCTGTTGTACCAGTCTGTCCTGTAGTTCCAGTTTGTCCTGTTGCACCAGTTTGTCCTGTAGTACCAGTTCTTCCTGTTGCACCAGTTGTACCCACACCAGTTGTACCAGTTGTACCAGTAGTACCTGCACCAGTTGCACCAGTTGAACCAGTTGAACCAGTTGTACCAGTTGTGCCTGTCGCACCAGTTGCACCAGTTGTACCTGCACCAGTTGCACCAGTTGCACCAGTTGTACCCACACCAGTTGTACCAGTTGTACCTGTCGCACCAGTTGCACCAGTTGTACCTGCACCAGTTGAACCAGTTGCACCAGTTGTACCTGTTGCACCAGTTGTACCTGTTGCACCAGTTTGTCCTGTAACACCAGTTGCACCAGTAGATCCAACAGTAGCACCAGTAGCACCAGTTTGTCCTGTAGTACCAGTTGCACCAGTAGTACCTGCACCAGTTGCACCTGTGGTTCCAGTTGCACCTGTTGCACCAGTTTGTCCTGTAGTACCAGTTTTTCCAGTTGCACCAGTTGCACCTACGCCAGTAGCTCCACTTGCACCAGTTGCACCAGTAATACCAGTTGCACCAGTTGTACCAATTGCACCAGTTGTACCTGTCGCACCAGTTGCACCAGTTGTACCTGCACCAGTTGCACCAGTTGCACCAGTTGCACCAGTTGCACCAGTTGCACCAGTTGCACCAGTTGCACCAGTAGTACCTGCACCAGTTGCACCAGTAGTACCAGTAGTACCAGTAGTACCAGTTGTACCAGTTGTTCCTGCACCAGTAGCACCAGTTGTTCCTGCACCAGTTGCACCAGTAACACCAGTTGCACCAGTAACACCAGTTGCACCAGTAACACCAGTAGAACCAACAGTAGCACCAGTAGCACCAGTTATACCAGTTGCACCAGCTTCTCCTCTTCTTCCAGTTGCACCAGTTGCACCAGTTGAACCAACAGTAGCACCAGTAGCACCAGTTTTACCAGTAGCACCAGTAGCACCAGTAGTACCAGCACCAGTTGCACCAGTTTCACCACTTGCACCAGTTGCACCAGTTGCACCAGTTGAACCAACAGTTGCACCAGTTGCACCAGTTGCACCAGTTTGGCCAGTAAAACCAGTAGCACCAGTTGAACCAACAGTAGCACCAGTAGCACCAGTTACACCAGTTGCACCAGTTGCACCAGTTGCACCAGTAACACCAGTAGCACCAGTTGAACCAGTTGAACCAACAGTAGCACCAGTTGCACCAGTTACACCAGTAGTGCCAGTTGCACCAGTTACACCAGTATTACCAGTTTCTCCTTTTCTTCCAGTTTGTCCTGTAGCACCAGTTAAGGCTGTGCCAGTTTGTCCAGTAGCACCAGTAACACCAGTAGCACCAGTAGCACCAACAGTAGCACCAGTAGCACCAGTTTGTCCTGTAACACCAGTTTTACCAGTAGCACCAGTAGCACCAGTAGAACCAACAGTGGCACCAGTTGCACCAGTAGTACCAGTTTTACCAGTAACACCAGTAGCACCAGTAGTACCTGCAAAAAGAGTAGGATCTGTTACTGTTACTATAACCTTATTAATGGCCTTGTTACCTGTAGCATCGATTATTTTAATGTTAAATTCAAAAGTACCAGCTACAGTTGGCGTTCCTGATAAAATTCCATTAGTAGATAATGTCATGCCAGTTGGTAAAACTCCACTAGCTTGAGTCCAAGATAGCGGACGAATAGCATCAGTGGAAAAAAATTTAAAACTATAAAATTGATTAAGTGATATATTATAAGAAACTGTCTGAAATATAAGAGGCATATAAGTACTCCACTTTAAGTAAACTATTTATATCTATGTATTAAATTTAATCTTTATTTATTTATTATTTATTATTTATTATTATAATCATTGTAATTAAATTTTAAAATTGTATCAGGAGATTGACTTTAAAATAATTAAAAACAATATCTTTTTTTATAAAGATTATTATGCATAATTTTCAAATAAAAAAGACAATACTTAGTGTTTAAATTATAACACCTACAACTCCAACCTCCGTAGCATTTTCTACCGCTTTTCTTTTATCTGCAAATGTACCAGCTAGAATTGAACGAGCTTGTCCATATTCTAAAAGAACAGTTGTCATTTCCTCTATAGAAGAGAAAACAACAGCCGTATTTTCCATGCTAATTAAATTTGGCAAAGGAAGACCTAACGCTGCTGCTTCTTTTGCAAGAGAAAATACACCTACAAGAAGTGCTACATCAGAGGATGAAATACCTAAATGGTATCCACGACCAGAATCCCAACCAATTTTTTCTAAAGCTGCCCATTCATTATCTATATTTTGGAATGACCATGCTTTTGCTTGAGAAAGAGGATCTGGTGCAGCAGTTGGATTATAATTCCATGCTTGATCAGAAAGATTAGATATAAATTTTCCGATTTCTGAGTCAAGTAAAACTGGCATGGTTATATTTCTTGAAACACCATCTGAATCTGTTTTTATCAGATTTATGTTAAAGATATCCTCTGTTGCTATTCCAGAGGCATCTATTCTATTTGTCAAAATAATACTTAAACTTAACATTTTTTTCTCCTATACTTTTATAATGAAGTTAACAACTATTGATGGTAACATAATTCCAACTGGAGTTCCACTTCCTGTGCTAGAATTCGTCACCGAATGCGTATGGTTAGCACTTTCAGTTCCTGTGGTAGTTGAATGGCTGTGATCAGCACTAACATATCCAGTATTCGGAGTTCCATTGGCACTTCTATTAGCACCATCCCTTAAACCATAGCTACCACTTGATCCAACATTTCTCCCCCAACCATGTGTATGGTTAGCAGATGCACCGCCACTAGTGCCTGTATGTGTATGATTGGCACTTTGTGTTCCTACTGTTGCTGTGTGAGTATGAGATGGGAGATTAGTTTCCGCTAATGTTGCTGTTTCTGCTCCCACATTTGATCCTAAAGTTCTAGCTGTTAAAGAAGCACCTGTTCCAACACCGATAGGGCATCTTCCACGCATATCTGGCAAGGTGAATGTGGTGTTGGAATTACCAACACCATAGGTTGTACCAATAATCTTAAACAAGTCACCATAAGCACTTCTGCTTACAGCATCGCCATTACATATCAACCATCCGTTTGGTGCGGTAGAACCAGCAAACAATCTTATAACTCCAATAGGAGTAATAGATGATTGCAAGCCTTGAAAAGAACTACCTTTTGGGGAGTTAGTCGGTATCGAATTATAAGAAAAAGATCCAGCCAATTATTCTCCTATGTTTTTATAATGAAGTTTACAACTATTGATGGCGACATAATTCCAAACGCTGTTCCACTTCCAGTATTAGAATTTGTAACCGAATGTGTATGGTTAGCACTTTCATTTCCTGTGGTAGTTGAATGGGTATGATCAGCACTAATACCTCCAGTACTAGGTTGCCCCGAACTACTAGCTGTGGCTGAGTCCATTAAACCATAAGAACCCGATGTACCAGCAGTATGAGAAAAATAGTGTGTGTGGTCTGCACTTTGTCCACCGCTTGTGCCTGTGTGTGTATGATTGGCACTTTGTGTTCCTACTGTTGCTGTGTGAGTATGAGATGGGAGATTAGTTTCCGCTAATGTTGCTGTTTCTGCTCCCACATTTGATCCTAAAGTTCTAGCGGTTAAAGAAGCACCTGTTCCAACACCGATAGGGCATCTTCCACGCATATCTGGCAAAGTAAATGTGGAGTTAGAATTACCAACACCATAAGTAGTTCCGATAATCTTAAACAAATCACTATAAGCACTTCTGCTTACAGCATCGCCATTACAAATCAACCATCCGTTTGGTGCGGTAGAACCAGCAAACATTTCTATTATCCCAGTCGGAATAATTGGAGGTTTTACAGATTCAAACGAACTGCCTTTCGGAAGGTTGGTCGGTATCGTGTTGTAAGAAAAAGATCCAGCCAATTATTCTCCTATGTTTTTATAATGAAGTTTACAACTATTGATGGCGACATAATTCCAAACGCTGTTCCACTTCCAGTATTAGAATTCGCAACCGAATGTGTATGTGTGGCACTTCCAGTTCCGAATGTAGTTGCATGTGTATGATCGGCAGATGAACCGCCAGTTATTGGTGTTCCAGAACTACTTGCAGTAACTGAGTCTATAATACCGCTAGTAGCTCCAGTTGTTCCTATAGGTGTTCCATAACTGTGATAGTGATTAGCAGACACACCACCGCTTGTGCCTGTGTGTGTATGGGTGGCACTTTGTGTTCCAACTGTTGCTGTATGAGTGTGAGATGGGAGATTAGCTTCTGCTAATGTAGCTGTTTCCGCACCTACATTTGATCCTAAAGTCCTAGCTGTTAATCCAGTTCCAGTTCCAACACCGATAGGACATCTTCCACGCATATCTGGCAAAGTAAATGTGGTGTTTGAATTGCCAGCACCATAAGTCGTGCCTAAAATCTTAAACAAGTCACTATAAGCACTTCTGCTTACAGCATCGCCATTACATATCAACCATCCGTTTGGTGCGGTAGAACCAGCAAACATTTGTATGCTACCAGATGATATAAAAGTATCTTGAACTGCTTGAAACGCAGAACCTTTTGGAGAATTAGCTGGTATCATTCCATAGCTAAACGCTCCAGCCATTAGTAACTGCCTCCAAATGTAAATACTTGCAAAGCAGTCGTACTAGCAGTAGTAGTTACTGATACTGATGCATAAAGTTTGTATGTAGAAGGTAACACAAGAGGATTAGTAAATGTTATTGTAGTTGTAAATCCTGCTGTTGTAGTAGATGGAACTACTGCTGTAACTGCAATTTCATTATAAAGCTGTGCATTAGTACCATCCCATATCCATATACCAACCAAGTTAGCTGCTGTAGTTGCTGTCATAGAAGTAGAACAAGCATTTACTTGAATGCTGTCAACTCTACAACCATTAGTGGTTGTATTTAAAAGCTGTATAATATTAGCTCCAGCAAGAGATGCGGTTGCAGTCTTTCCTCTTGTTGTACAAGCTGTTTGTGCTGACATGTCTAAATATCCAATCAAAGGCGATTGAACGAAAATCGGTGTTGCTGTTACTGCCATAGTTATAAACCTCCAAAATTGTTAGATAAGAAAATACTACTTGCTGCTAATGGTGCAGAAGACCAACTAGGTGCTGCCGTTCCATTCGATTGTAAAACTTGACCAGCTGTTCCAGCAGCTAAGAAACTAGTTGATCCAGATCCAGTATTGTAAGGAATTTGCCCTGCGTCACCACCTAAAATGTTATTCGCAGCAAGCGTTTGATCAAGTAAAGAAACATCAGCTTCATTTTGGATTGCGTAAGTAACTTGCGAACCAGCTATTCCTTGTTTCCACTTAAGTCCATAAGTAACTGTCTGTACTGGCGATGATTTCGTAACAATTGTGTTGTCGCCTAACTGACCAGATGTTCCCAATCCCCATGACCACATGGTATTGTCAGTTTTGGTGCCAATCATATGTCCGTTGCCAGCAGAAACTTGTTTCCAAGTTGTGTCAAATGTTACTGTCTGAACTGGAGATGATTTCGAAACCGCTGTGTTGTCGCCAAGAGTTCCATTGGTTCCTTGACCCCAAGTCCACAAAGTACCATCTGTCTTTATACATGCTGTCATGCTATTGCCAGCGGAAACTTGTCTCCAGTTCGTTCCATAAGCAACCGTCTGTATAGGTGAGCTTCTAGAGCTTACTGTGTTTTCTCCAAGCTGACCAGAGGTGTTTATGCCCCAAGTCCAAAGTGTACCATCGTTCTTGACTGCTGCTGTGTAATAATAACCGCACGATATCTGAACCCAGTTCGAGCCGAATGCTGTTGTCTGAACAGGAGAACTTCTGTGAACTATGGTGTTGTCGCCAAGCTGTCCACTTGTATTTCTTCCCCAAGTCCACAAAGTGCCATCTGTCTTTGTAGCTGCACAATGGTATGAGCCAGAAGCCACATTTTTCCAGTTTGTTCCGAATGCAGTTGTCTGCACTGGTGAGCTTTTAAGTGCAACTGTATTATCGCCAAGCTGACCATAAATCGCATTGTCACCCCAAGTCCAAAGTGTGCCATCGTTCTTGACTGCTACTGTATGAGCAAATCCACTAGCACTCTGAAGCCAAGTTGTTCCGCCAGCAACAGTCTGAACTGGTGAGGATTTGCTTAAAATCGTATTGTCGCCAAGCTGACCACTTGTTCCTACTCCCCATGACCAGAGAGATCCATCTGATTTTATAGCAGTTGTTGTCAAGTTGTGATTAGAAACAGAAATCTGCTTCCAGTTTGTGCCAAACGCAGTTGTCTGGATTGGAGAAGACTTGCTTAATATTGTGTTGTCACCCAATTGACCGCTTGTTCCAAGACCAAAAGCCCACAATCTTGTGCTTGTAGAAAGGTAATCGCCAAGCTGACTTGCAGTTAATGCTCCACTTGCAGTACCAGCAGACCCTGTTGCACCTGTCTGTCCTGTTGCACCTGTCTGTCCTGTAAAACCAGTAGCACCAGTCTGTCCAGTAGCACCACTCGGAAGCGTTTGATCAATCAAAGAAACATCAGCTTCATTTTGGATAGCCATGGTAAAATTCAATCCAGCAACAGTCTGTTTCCAACTGTATCCATATGCAACTGTCTGTACTGGTGATGATTTAGCAACAATTGTATTATCGCCAAACTGTCCGTTGCCACCATTTCCCCAAGTCCATAAAGTTCCATCTGTTTTGGTTGCTGTTGTATGAGTATCACCACAAGAAACTTGTTTCCAGTTTGTGCCAAAGGAAACAGTTTGAACTGGCGATGATTTGCTTGCTGTTGTGTTGTCGCCAAGCTGACCACTTGTTCCTAATCCCCAAGTCCATAAAGTTCCATCTGTTTTTATACATGCCGTAAAAAACTTGCCAGCAGCAGCTTGAAGCCAATTCGTTCCGCCAGCAACAGTCTGAACAGGTGAGGATCTGCTTAAAATTGTGTTGTCGCCAAGCTGACCACTTGTTCCTAATCCCCAAGTCCACAATGTTCCATCATTTTTTACGGCTGCTGTATGATAATAACCAGCAGAAACCTGCTGCCAATTTGTGCCAAAGGTAATTGTTTGAACAGGTGAACTTCTTGATGTTCTTGTGTTATCTCCTAATTGTCCATTTCCGTTATATCCCCACATCCACAAGGTTCCATCTGTCTTTGTCGCTGCACAATGAGTAGCAGGTGCATTAGCATATCCATTACCGACAGAAACCATTTTCCAAGTTGTTCCTCCAGCAATCGTCTGTACTGGTGATGAAACATGTCCATTTGAAGCTCCGTTGGTTCCCAACTGTCCATTATTATTGCTTCCCCAAGTCCACAAAGTTCCATCTTGTTTTACTGCTGCTGTATTTCTGTATCCGCAAGAAACCTGTTTCCAATTTGTTCCAAAAGTAACAGTCTGAACAGGCGAGCTTCTTGGTGTACTTGTATTGTCGCCTAATGGACCATAAGCATTGCTACCCCAAGTCCATAAAGTGCCATCAGTTTTAATGCCAGCAGAATTTGTAGATCCGCTAGCACCAATCGCAGTTGCAATCTGTTTCCAGTTTGTGCCAAATGCGACTGTTTGTACTGGCGATGATTTGCTTGCTGCTGTGTTGTCGCCAAGCTGACCAATAGCATTATTGCCCCAAACCCACAATCTTGTGCTTGTGGAAAGATAATCTGCCAGTTGATATGTTGTCAATGAACCACTTGCACTTGTTCCAGTTGCACCAGTTTGTCCAGTTGCACCTGTAGAACTTGTACCAGTCTGACCTGTTGCACCTGTTTGTCCAGTTGCACCTGTAGAACTTGTACCAGTCTGTCCTGTTGCACCAGTTTGTCCAGTTGCACCTGTAGAACTTGTACCAGTCTGTCCTGTTGCACCAGTTTGTCCAGTTGCACCTGTA